GAATTGCTTCCGACAAAGAATACATTTTCATATTCTAGATCGGTATATAGAGAATCTGCGACTTGCTGACCGTTGTCGTTTATTTCTATTAAACAATATGCTTTGTTAAAATCCTTAGCAACCTTATGAATTATATTCGGATATAATAAGGGACTGATTCTATTATTTCTATACTTTGCAACTACACGATATGGATACTTAGTGATATCCATTACTGAGAATGCACAATAATCTCCACCGACTCCTCTAGAAGTATCTGCAACTAGCATGTAGATATGTTCTTCCTCAGGTTCCTCATAAACAGACAAACCCTCATAGGTGTGAATAGGTTGTTTATGTGACATTCTACCAATCGTATCAGGATTGATAAGTGTGTTAGATGATCCAAGGAACTTACATAGAACTTCCTGATTAAATTTCAGTTCACCTAGAATAGATCTTTGTTCTTCTGCCCACTTTTCATCTCTGCCAGGTATTTCGCTGTAATGAATAAACATTGGAACGAATCCATTAAGCCCTTGCTCTGCTTCATTCCAGAATTTCCAGAAGTGATTATATCCCAATGGAGTAGATGTTAGAAGAATTTTTGTAGTTTCACCCGCAGATACTACAGGATAAACCGAAGTGAAGAAGTCCTCTGCTACGTTATTCGGAATAATTGCAGCTTCATCAATATACAACCAGTTTACAGATTTACCTCGAATACCCGAAGAACTTGTTGCCGCAGTAAATATTCTTGAACCATTTTCTAATTCAATATCACCTTTGTTAAATGTCTTAACACCTTGTTGCATCCACATAGGAAGAAGTTCATACATCATCTCATAACGATAAAGAACTTCTCGAGCAGCGGCAGACTTGTTGGCTAGAATAGCAACCGTTTTATTCGGTTGGAATAAAGTATACCAAAGTATACAAGCAGCAGACGTAATTGTTTTGCCCTGCTGTCTACCTTCCATTAATATAACTCTACGATTGTTTAATATTAAATCTACTTTTCGTTTTTGGCAATCATAAAGTTTAAAAGGGATTAAACCCTTATCTAAAGAAACAATTTGGCAATATGTTTCTATAAAATAAATTGGATCCGAAATACATTTCATTAATTCCGCAACCTGCTCAGAGGTATAGGATATTACGGTTCCAATTTGTTTTAGATTTGGATTACCGTTGTATGAAATCTTTTTATTGGTCGATTGACTTGCCATTATCTTTTTTGCCTAGCAGTTTCATAAGATCATTAGTTGACCCCGCAAATACTACGTTATTCTGAGTATTAATATGGTTAGGAGAATCTTGTACTTCTAAATCCTTAACTTGTTTTTGGAGTGCAAGTAAGTCTTTAGACACATCAGATAATGTTTTGATAAACTGTCCAGCAACTTCGTAATGCCTCGGAGTCTCAGAATTTTTAGATAACTCTATTAAATTATCTAAAGTATCATCCCCCTTTAGAATTAATTTTCTCAGAGTTTGTCTTGCTAGTTGATAGTCATCCTCCTGATCCAATGATTTATTACTATTCATTTTTTCAGGAACAATTAATTCTGAAGATGATTCTGGCATCGGATCAAGGTCAAATAACGAATCTAATTTTTTTAAGTTTTTCATTTTTAAAAATCTTCAAACACTTCTAAATAACTATAATCATCAGATACATTTGCAGTATTAGGATTAGTTTGTACAGTAATTTTTTGTCTTTGATTAGTTAAATCCTTATTATCAAAAGTATTTGCAATAACTTTCTTGATGATTCCTGTTTTGGTAATAGGGCCATAGAAGTTTAATTTTACAGTAAATCCCAACGTCCAAGTTACAGATCTTCTTGTAGTAAAATCTCCCTCATAATCATCCTCAAATCCTATAGTATTTAAAAGTATAGGTAGATCATTCTGAATATTTAATTCGGGTATTGCCTTTAACGTTAAATTATAATCAGGATTAAAATACGGTAAAATTTGTTCTATTATTTGCAGACCATCGTCCTGATTTCTTGCATAGATGTAAAGTAAAACTGTAAGATTATAAGGAGTAGGTGCATTCTGTTAGGATCATAATCCATTGCAACCATTTCAAACCCCATGCGAGGCAAAATTACCTGCATGCTAGCTTTATCAACATTTGGTTGTTGATTTATTCTTGCTAAAAACTTTTGTTTAGGAGAATACGATAAGGGTACTCTTTGAACAATAGTTGTATTATTAGGCCCCTTCTTTTCGATGGTAATATTATTAAACATATTACCAAACGCAACGATTGCCTTTCTAACTGTTCCCCAATAGTATCTTTGATCTAACATTAAATATCTCCAAACGGATTTTTTTCAGTAAAATCTAAAACCGAATCTTTTTCTTTTTCGAATTTTTCATTATCTGCAAGAACAAACGGTTTATCTGAAGTATATCCTTCTTGTATCATAGGTGTTAACTCATTAGTTTCAAGCAATATACTTTCGTCATTTTCTTGTACCAACTCAAAATTATCAACACCAAGATCAAATCCTGCAGCAATTTCATCTATCTCAGCAACTCCTGTATTAAATCTTTCATTGGAGAACTGCATCAATTCGCAATATAACTTGAATGTGTATAACTTGCCTATCTGATAAAAAGGTTCATGCCCATCAACGCCGAATCTCTAATTTCCAAACCAAACTTAGTTAGCAGTTCGCCCTCGCCCTGAAACCCCTGTACATTTTCCATATACATTTCAATGGGATATGCGTTTTCATAATAATTTCCAGTATTCTCAGTTAGAATATCATCATACCCTGCAGGTTTTCTAGGTAGATAGTAAACCTCGAACCCATAAATCTTCATGGATTCTATAATCAAATCCTCATAAAGGTTTTGCTCAGAGGCAACCCCAATACTTCTTCCCGATTGAAAATATTGGTTAACTGTAGGCATAAAAGTATTGACTTTCTATTGACCAGGTATTAGACTCTGCTATGTACCCTGTTAATAATTATCCTGTATAAAAGTTCACAGGTAATTCGAAGCTAGACTGCATATCATCTTCAATCTGTTTTAATTCAACGACTGCTTCGTCATAAATTTTATCTGCATTAATTGTTACTCCTGCAGGGAGTTGTACTCCGGAGAACTTCTTCAAATTCTCCCCCCATTGTCTCTTAATTAAAGCAGTAGTATACATCTTCAAGAAACGATCATCGTAAACATCTCGATATGTCTCGGGATCTAAGATTCGATATGCTTCTACTATAATATAGTCTCCTACATCTAGATTATCATCCCAGCTCATATCTACAAATAATCTATTCATATGACGATTGAATCTAATCGGTTTAGTTCCTGATAAAAGCTGACTCAATAGTTCAATATGTCTTTTAACCTGATAATAATAAATTAAATCTGTAGACATTAGGCTGTAAAGATCATTAATTAAAATTTGATATTGAAGGCTGAATAAATTATTTCCTGTAGTTTTATTAGTAAACGGAAAAATATTATTCACTCCGACAACTGCATCGCTCATTTCAATATAGCCATTGGCTAAATTTTCTGTAGTAATTTCATGCTTCAAATAAACTAATTCTACTGCATCATAATGATATTCTCTGTAGAATTGGAATGCGTCATCAATACGATCTTCAATTTGATCATCGTCAATGTTAATTTCAATGACAGGGCTACCCAATCTTCTTAGGCAGTAATCTCTTAATTGTTCTCTGTTGGTTACCTTAGACATTTGTAACTCCGGGGTATACTGTTACCAAACCTTCTATTATTCTTTTAACCGTAGCATTGCTTGTTGCCTCAACATCATACACATATCTGCCATCTTTTATATTTGCTGTTTCTGACGCCGTCAAAGAAATTTGAACATTCCCATTTGCGGCATCAACAATGTTAGCAGTGAAAGTTATAGCATTTGCCGTGTAAAACGATCTGCGCATTTGACCCGCAACGGTATAACCTTGTAAAGATATAGGATTTTTACTATTGTCTAAATAATTAATATACTCGACAAAAGTAGTTCCCTTATCTATTACTAAATTTTTTGTAGAAGCCATTTATCTTACCTTAGGTTTCATACCAAGAAGTACCGTCACTAACTATCGTTAAGGTGCCGTTAGTTAATACCATAGTATTTGCAGTGGATTTCAAATTAATTCCTCCGGCATCGCCCGTTGATTGTAACACTATAATATTGGAATTAAATTTAAAAGTTACAGTTCTACCCGGCCATCCATATTGTACGTTACCCAAACCGCTAG